TTTAACCACTCTCTAGCTGCATTGGTTCTTGGTTCTAAACCTTCTTCCGATAGCTGCTGAGTGATTCTGTCTAGTAAATAAGCCATACTCTATTTATACTCAAAAATAAAGTCCATTATTACCTTCTTTTTAGCAGCAAAACCTTATAAGTATCGGTGTTCCGTTTTAAAGATAAGGTTATAGTAATCCAAGTTCATGTTCCGTTACCACGAGGAACTTCCATCCATGTTCCTGACAGAATATGTCCGCAGCTCTCCATTTCTCTTGATTAACCGCATAAGTTGCCATCTCTTGTAGAAACCTCTTGGTTTTCCTTTTCTGAATGGGCATCTTTGTCTGTGCCATTGGCTTTACCTCAATAATGTAAGTCATTACCTTGCCGTCTTTTAACCTCATTTTGGCGATGAAATCTGGAAAGTAGCGGTGCATTTTATTGTCGATTGGAGACTTGTATGGTACTGCCAATTCTTCTGACGACCACCAGAGAACATTCGGATGTTCATCGAGCCATTTCATTACCCTGCGTTCCCATGTTGACCGATAGACGATGTTATCCGCATCACCTTTATATTTGGTGGGATGCCTTGGATTGAACCATCCTTTATAAGTTTTGCCGAATGTCATATAAATATGTAGTAAATCTCCACAGGATACTAAATGGCACTTTTCAATCTCACCAATATTAGATTTAACACTCCAGGTTCAGCAAGAGGTCCCCTTGCTTCTTTGACTGAAAATTCAGAGTATGCGAGGAACACATATCGTTATCCTAGTGATTTGGGAAGTAGTGATAAAGCTCACTATATGGTTATCAATATCAATCAACAAAGATTGACTAGTTATCCCGGTATTGCAGCTAGAGATAATCCTCAAGCAGTTAAAAATGCTATAAACAATGGTTCATTTGCTGCCGGAACAGCTGCACCACTAAATTTTGCTGGCGGAATTATTAATCAAGTAGTTGATGGTGCTGTTGGAACAGCAATCAGTAAAGGCACAACCAGTATATCAAACTTTTTAGGTCAAATTGATAATAAGTTGGGTCAATTTTCTCAAGGGGTTCTTGGTGTTGGCCAAGGCGGATTTAGAGCTTTAACCGATGCAGCCGCAGCTTTACAAACAAATACTTTGCGAGCTCAAACACGAATTACTGATACTGTGGCTTTGTATATGCCAGATACTTTGGCTTTTTCTCAATCTCAAAATTTTGAAAATATACAAGCTGGTGGTGTTGCCGCTGGAGTTCTTGCTGGTGGTGAAAGTGTTATTAATGCTATTAAACAAGGTGGTAATCCAGCAGACATTGGTAAAAAAATTGGTGTGCAAATTACTCCATTTGTTTTAAGTCAATTGGCTAAAAATACTGGAGGCATTTTTCAAGTTGCATTTTCTCAAGCATTTGGAGTTGTTCAAAATCCAATGCTTGAAGTATTGTATTCTTCTCCATCATTTAGAACATTTAGGTTTGATTTTCAATTTTATCCAAGGTCAGAAGAAGAAGCTAAACAGGTTCAAAATATTATTGAACGATTAAGATTCCATCAGGCGCCAGAAGTTGCACAGGGCGGCACAAATGGTTTCTTTTTAGTTCCTCCTTCTGAATTTGATATTAGTTTCTATTATGATGGCAGAGTTAATCCAAATATTCCAAAAATATCTACTTGTGTTTTAGAATCTATGGATGTTGATTATGCACCAGGTGGTTTTTCTGCATATGAAGTTCCTGGTCAAAATGCTACAGTTGGTGGAACAGGTATGCCAGTTTCTATTCGTTTGGGACTTCAATTCAAAGAGACCGAGATTGTAACAAAAACTTCTATTCGTGGTGCTTTGCCAAATGCAACAGAAAAGAATTACGGAATAAGCCAAGAATATCGCAGAGCTGGTCAAGTCAATGAAAAAGGCGAAGGACTATTTTAATGTCAAAATACTTCAATTATTTTCCAAAAACTGTTTATTCTTTAGACAATACAAACAATGTAGATACTGTTACTAGTATTGTATCTCGTTTTTCTTTTGAAAATTCATTTAGAGATAACACATCTGTTTATTATGAATACAATATACAAGATAGCGATACTCCAGAAATTATTGCCAGTAAATTTTATGGAGATTCAGAAAAACATTGGGTAGTATTAATGTTAAACAATATTGTAGATCCTCAGTTTGACTGGCCTCTTGACCAAAGAACCATTATTTCTTATATGAATGAGAAATATTCCGCTAACGCAAGTGTAGGGCAATCTGGTGTAACTTGGGCTCAAGCAAATATACATTCATATTATAAAGTTGAAACTAGAACGACAAATTCAACAAATACAGATTTACAAACAAAAATACAAGTTGATGCCAATACATATGCTAATGTGGCCGCTACTACAACAAATTTAACTTTAGATGATGGTAATTCAATTACTATTAAAGTATCTAAAGAAACCAAATCATACTATGATTATGAAATTGAACAAAATGAAACCAAAAGGACAATCAAATTGTTAAAACCAGAATTTGTTTCTCCAATTGAAGATGAACTGAGAGCAGTTTTTAGATAATGTCATTTGAACTAAAACAATCTACACAATTTGAAATTAAAAAATTGGCAATCGTGTCAAAGTTTGGCACGTTTGATATATCAGGTGTGTTTGCTGAATTGAATATCTTTGACAGCATATTAATGCCTTGTATGTCTGGCAATATTGCAATAAAAGATTCTATTGGTTTATCCAAAAAACTATTGTTTGATGGTTCAGAATATTTGAATGTAAACATTTCCAAATCTGGTGAAAATGCATCAACCAACATACTCAAAAATTTTAGAATATACAAACAGACCGACAGAAAAAATGTAAACCAAAATACTGAAATGTATATCTTACATTTTGTTTCTGAGGAGTTAATTTATTCAGAACAACAGAAAGTTAACCAACATTATAGTGGAACATATGACCAAATAGCTGTATCAGTATTATCAAAATACTTAAAAGTTCCAAATAAAAAAATTGGCATAGTTGAAAAAACTAGGGGTGTCCATGATTCTATTGTACCTCTTTTAACACCATTTGAAACGGTGCAATGGTTATCAAAACGAGCAGTTAACTCTGACAATAAAGCTAATTTTTTATTTTTTGAAAATAAAGTTGGTTTCAATTTTGTTTCTCTTTCAACTCTATATTCAAATAACCCACTTTTAACAATTAACTTTGACACTAAAAATTTAAGTGATACAATTAGTAATGAATTTTTAGGAGTTCGTAATTTTAATTTTACGGTATCTTTTGATTTTTTAGAAAGTGTAAGAAATGGTTTTTTTGCCAACAAATTTATTGGGTTTGATATTCTGACTAGAAATATTCAAACAACTTATTTGGACATTAACAATACATTTAAGAAAGGTAAATCACTAAATGATTACCCAACAGCATCATCAGCTCAAAACAGAGAAAACAAAGATGCTTCAGAGATGTATGATTCCAAAGTTGTTTTATATTCATATCAAACAAGTAGATTTGACACAACATATGTAAAAACAAATGATAATGCAGCTGCAACCGTTATTGATGATACACATACATATCTTCCTCAGAGAAAAGCAACTTTGAACAATCTTTTACAGAGAAGAATGAATATTACTTTGCCTGGCAATTTTGCAATCAGTTCTGGTTTTGTTTTGAATCTTAATGCACACTCATATTCTATAAATGATGAAAATAGAGTAGATAATTCTATGTCTGGAAAATATTTAATAGTTGGTACAAGACATATGATTAAACCAGAGAAACATGAAACAATTTGTGAGATATCTTCCGATTCTACAAATAATCCATTTGTTTCTGCTGGTAATTTATTAAAACAATCTGAAGTTGGATTATATTGATGGAAAATATTGACTTTGCTGGTAAAAATGGTTTTATATGGTGGGTTGGCGTGATTGAGAATCGTGTTGACCCTTTAGCACTTGGTCGTTGTCAGGTCCGTATTATTGGTTGGCACAACCAAGATAAAAGTAAAGTTACAACTGAAAATTTACCATGGGCCCACCCAATGTATCCATTAAATAATTCTAACACATTTTCATCACCTAAATTAGGAGATTGGGTTGTTGGTTTTTTCTTAGATGGTGAAAATGCTCAACAGCCTGTAATGATGGGCATGATGCCTGGTATTAAACAAAAGGTATAACGATGGCAATTATAGGCGCTAACGGAGTTGTGTATGATGAATTCGGTAATGTTACTGGAGGTGTTGATGATGTTATAGCATCCACAGTTACACCAAAAACATTTACACAAATAAAAAAAGAAGCTCAGACAAATGCCGGTGTTCAAGCACCAACAAGAACAAATGCTCAAGGTAAAGTAATTGAAACTAACGCACCAAAAGTTACAAATATTGGTGATACAGCATTAATTGGTGCACCTACTGTTTCAAATTTGGCTAGAGGTATAGTTGATAATACTGGTATTGCTGTTGCAGATAACAATCGTGAACACGCTTGTGATATTGCTGTTTATATTCAAACTACAATGGCCAAAACTAAAGTTTTTGCTGGAGATTTAGTGAGAGCAATTAGATTAGCAATTAGAAAAATTATTGATGCATTGGGAATATCTCCTGCTTCTTCTGGTATGACCGAATTTCTAAAAGACTTAGCAAGAAGAATTAAAGAGATTACTCGTTGGATTAATGAAAAGATTGTAGAAACTGCAAAGTATTTGGATGGTATTAAAAAGATCCGTGCAATCATTGAATACATTCTTTCTTTGCCTGCTAATCTTTTGGCTATGTTTCAAAAATGTTTGAAAGAAGCATATGGTGAATTGGCAAAAGGATTATTTTCAATTGCAAGTTCTTTGTCTGTTGATGATGGTACTTCTGGATTATCAGATGCGGCTAGAGAAGTATTAAATGAATCTCAATCATTATTACAAAGCACACAAGCAGTATTATCTATTCCTGCTCAAGCGATTAGCAATTTAACTAGCCCAAGCGGAATGACTGATGCAGAAAAACAAGCATTAGTTTTAAGTTTATATCCAGATTCTTCTGGAACAAATTATGACCCAACAACATTTCAGGCAACAATATAATGGCAACTACACCACAACCAAGTGAATATTCATGGACTGAACCTGAATCAGAATACTCAGCTAAATATCCATATAATAATGTAACGCAAACTGAATCTGGCCACTTTCAGGAGTTTGATGATACTCCTGGTGCCGAGCGTATTCGCACTCAACATCGTTCAGGTACATATACAGAAGTTCAAGCTGATGGCACAAGAGTAAACAAAATAGTTGGTGACAATTATGAAATTGTTGCTAATAATAACAATGTAAAGATTAATGGTATCTGTAACATAACCATTGTTGGTGATTCGGTTGTTTCTGTTCAAGGAAACAAATATGAAAGAGTTACTGGTAATTATTACTTAGAAGTTGATGGTGATTATCAACAAGTTGTAAACAAAAAAGTTTCTGTTACTTCTGGTGATGATATGGAACTGACTGTTGGTTCTTCATTGGGTCAATTCATATTAAATGCTGGAGATGCACTACAATTAAATTCTGATTTAACAGTTGATGGAAGTATTACAGGTGGTGCAATCACATCTACAGGCTCTGTTGTTGCTGGTACAGGTATTCATGCTGGTGTTCCAGGCTCACTAAATCCTATTGCTGGTATCTCAACACTTGGTGGAATAGCCGCAGGATTTCCTGTTGCACCTCCTGTTCCTGGTATGATAGAAGCTACTGTAAGTGTTAATGCACCTTTAATTTCTGGTATTGTTGTTACCGATATTAAGGGTCCAATGGAACTAATTCGTTTATTGTATGATATGCATTATCATATTGGTAATCGTGGATGGCCAACATCTTCACCTATCCCTTTAATGTAATGGAATATTATGGCTGCTAATAGTGTATTTGCTCGTTTAGATTATAATTTTGAAGATTCAAAATTTGGTGGTTCTCTTTATTTAACAGATGGAGCAAAGAAGTACCTATCTGCTTCAAATACAAGTATTCCTGAATGGCAACAAAATGATATTGCTGATGGAGTAGCATCTTCTAGGTCAAGGTATTATAAAAACCCTCATGCAGGTGTTATTGTAACTTTAACTGCCAATACCAATTTAATACTTACAGTAGCAAATACTGACCCAGCAAACACTTTTTCTGATCCTGTGGCTGCAACTATGGCACCATTTCTTGCCAATGCAGCTAGAGGTTATATAATTGAACTGGCATCTTTCAAATCTCATACTGATAATATATCTGGTTTGACTGCCACAACAGATGGCAATTTAACTGCGCCAAACTATGATTTGGCAACAGGTGTTGGCCAACAAATTTTGAAAATTACTAATGCAACAGATGATGTGGCCAATGCTACCCCAATGTTGGGTAGTTTCACTAGTTTGTATATTGGTGACGATTTAACTGGAAATAACACTATTATTGCAAATGATTGGATTACTATGAACTCTGCAATTGCTCCAAATGGAAATTGCACTTTAACTGGTGGCCAGGTAAACACTATCATTACTCATATCACAACAGCAAATTCGTTGATTTCTACAAGGCGAAACCACGACTTTAACTTTTATCAAAAGTCCAGAGCTATTGTGAATGATTATATCTTTCTAACTCGTTTTGATAATCTTGGAAACACACAAAATTACATGGTAGAAAATTTGATTGGAACAGACTTTTTGAAATCAAATTTGTCCTAAGGTAGAATAAATAAGATATGGCAACCGTAACCACAAACATCGCTCGAGAGTATAGTGATTTAGACTTGAATTTCACTATTCATCCAGTTAAAAAAGACATAAACCGCCATGTTGGTGAGATGGCAGTCATCAATTCAGTAAAGAATTTGGTGTTAACTAGCCACTATGAGAGACCTTTTCAACCAGAGATTGGCAGTAATATTCGCCGTCTTTTGTTTGAAAACATGGATACAATTACCGCTTCTTCCATAGAAAGCGAAATACAACAGACAGTAATAAACTACGAACCTAGAGCTAAAATTTCAAGAATTAATGCTATTGCAGATTTTGATAGGAATGGGTTTATGGTAGAAATGGAATTCTTTGTTCTGAATAGAACTGACCCAATTACAATTAATTTTTTCCTAGAACGGATTAGATAGAAATGGCTAACGCTCGTTTACAAATATCAGACCTTGATTTTGACCAAATCAAGACAAATCTAAAAGCATATCTAAAACAACAATCTCAATTTCAAGATTATGATTTTGAAGGTGCTGGCTTAAATATTCTTTTAGATATTCTTGC